TTGAGTGCGTAAAGTTGCGTAACATGCGCAAGTTTCCTGCTATCCTCTGACACGTCCCCCTTTTTAATGTCCCGTGTGAAAGCGGATTTATTTATCTGTGAAGCCGTGACAACTAAACAATTTTTATCTTGTGCCCATCCCCGGAGTTTAAGCCATATATCATTGAGCCTGTGACGGTACTCTCCCCGGCTATCGGCTTTGATAATATCGGCGTAATCTATCACTATAACGTCAGGTATAAAGTCATCATAATATTCGAGGTTGGCAAGGTTGCTTTCAATAGCCTGCATAGTTCCAGAGCCGGATGGAAATATGTCCATTCTCAGGCTCCCCCCTGACTGATTTCTATATGCCATTTGTTTTTTCTCGACCTGTTCTAAATCGAGACTTTCATATTTCATTATTCTTTTTGAAATTGAAAACTTGCCCCCGCCTTCATCGGCAAAGGTCGGCAGGTAGTGCGTTCCTCCCTCTATGGGTTGCCCGACAAGGGACTTCCACGACCGGCGAAGCATTTGCGCCTGAGTCATTTCAAGACTGTAAAAAATGGCATTGAACCCGAACAGTGCGGCATATTTTGCAAACTCAAAAAGATAAAATGTTTTCCCAGATTTTACTCCAGCAAGAATAGCGAGAAAATCCCCCCGGCAAAAATAGCCAAGCTGTTCACCCAAAACACCGGGGAATTTGAAAAGACGTTCTTCATGGAAATTAAAAGCCTCCTGAATAGCTGAGGCATCACTAAATAAATCAATCCCAGAGCCGGTGGGCTTTTCAACTCTCTTGTATTCACTGACAAGCTGTTCTCCTTTTGCATAGTCTTTGCCAGTGACAGCCTGGTTTATTCTCTCACTTAATTTTTCAAGACTGCGGAGTTTAAAATATGCCTCTGCTTTTTGTACTTCATACAGTACATTATTTATTTCCAGTTCCTGATAATTTGAATTTAATGCCGTGAGATAATCGGCAATTAGTTCCACATCGTCCTCATCCTGAACCTCTGAACGCCTGCGGAAATAAATGTCCTGTATGTCCCTGCCGGGGCTTGCTGCTGTGCGGTTGTAATACTCCCATACCCAAGCGGATATAGTTTTTGCGAATGAGGTCTCAAATAATGTCGGTTGGTATATATCTCTTATACCCCTGAGAAAAGAGGTGTTTGTTATCATGTTCGCAAGTAATCTCTTTTCCTCTGATAAATCAATCTTAACTCTTTTCATGTACTTTCCTGAATTTTATATTTATAATAGCAGTCCCGGATATACCGCCGGGAATCGGTTGAAATACAATCATAAAATATAGGTTAATGTTTATTTTTAATTTTGAGGTTCGTCCACCTCCATTTTAAATTTTTAATATTATGAGACCTTACTTAATACCTGATTTTTAAGATAACTTATAAAATCCGTTTCCTCTGTCTTAATCCCCTTAACTACGGCATCAAACACCGACCGGCGAGTGTCCATCAATTCAACAATATCATCCTCAATAGTTCCATCGGCAATCAGATAATATTCATTTACCGTGTCTTTTTGCCCATCCCTGTGGAGCCTTCCGCTGAACTGCTCGTGGTCAAGTGGACTATGTGCAAACTCAGCATAGGCAACGTCTGAACAGACATTCTGCAAGCCGTCTATACCCTCACCGGCTGCAAGTATTTGTGCAAAAAGAATTGTGACTGAATCATCTTTTATAAAATCCTCTATTGCCTGCTCTCTGTTATTATTATGCATTCCGCCGTAGATAAGACGTCCCTTTTTTCCAAATTTATTGATTAAAAATTCACTGACTTTCCGGTGGTATGTTCCAACTAAAATCTTTTGTCCGTTCTCTGTAAACTCTTCCAGCCACTTGACTATAAAATCCTGTTTAAGTGCGAATGCTTCAAGTTTAAGATTTGCAAAGGCTGACTGCGTTTCTATCCCCGTAGCCTTTTTAAATTTTTCCAGGGACTGCTGGTAATAGTCTCTCTTGCCGGAAATCTGCAATGGAATAACCGTTGTTTGTTTTTCCGGCAGGTCTTTCTGTATGTCCGATTTTTCACGCCTGAGCATATGCTCCCTGACTATCTGAAATAATTCATCTTCGTTACTCACTCCTTTATACTCCCAGCCGAAACCATTATGAACCGGGTTACAATATCGCTGTAAAAAATGATACTCACTTTTAAACAATTTCGGGTTTAACATATTCAGCACGGGAAAAAACTGCTGTGGCCTTGTCTTTATCGGCGTACCGGACATGGGGATAAATCCGTCTATCTTTTTTGAAAGTGCTGAAAGAGCTTTACATCTAAGGCTGGTACTTGACGATGCCCTGTGACTTTCGTCAGCTATGACAATCTTAAACGGATATTCAAGTAACACATTCTTCCAGTACGTTAAAATATCCCAGTTAATTATATATGTCGTGTTCGGAAATAATCCGTGCGGAGTCTGTCCGTATAAAATATCTATGTTGCTTTTCTTATCCACAAATCGGCGGTACTGATTATACCACTGCTTTTTTATTGTAGCCGGGCATATTATCAGTGCGGGCAAACTTTCGGTCATACGCATATAAGCCAGGGCCATGATAGTTTTTCCAGAATTATGCACTACGAAACCATTAGCAATAAAATTTCTATAAGGGTCTTCCATAACAATATCATAAACTGTTTCAATACCAATATATTTGATTGAAACTACTTTTTCATATTTTGGAACTGTGACAACTTCATTTCCGTTTCTATGTGTGTAATTTCCAAACCTATGCTCGTCAACCCCATGTACAGCATTATGTTCAGCTGCACTTTGTAATAGCTGTAAATTCTCAATTCTATTATCTTGTTTATTGTGGTTAATGTGATGCACAATTTCATGTTGTAATACCGGACGTCCAATATGTTTTTCCATTACAAGAATATGCTCTGGAACACCGGAACGTCGTCTATGATGCCCCCATATTTTAGATCCGGTGACTCGCACATATCCATCTTTATCAATACATTTCTTTTCCTTAGGATATTTATCTAAATCTCTTAATGTAATCATACAGGGTTTACAAAAACCTTTGTATTTAGCATATTTATACGTTACTAAATTTTTATCAGTTCCACAACGTGGGCAAATATCCCGACCATTTACCGTAAGGATATCGCCTACATTTATGTTTTGTAATTGAACCCATTTACCTTTTTCACTTAAAAAAGGATGATCTTTTGTAGCTTTAATTTTTTTACCTGATTCAGTTTCTAATTCATAAACTATTTGCTCACCCTGACAAAGTATATCCCGTACAGTATGCAAACCGAATAGAGTATCTTTTAAACAACGAATATTTGTTGGAATTTCTCTATTCCAATTATTACTTTTATTTTTACTTAAACCATGAAAATGTTTATACATTTTTTCTAAGGGCATTTTAAAACCTTTGCCCCCACGATTGACAAATATTAAAGCATCCCCAGTAATACAGCCTATAGGCATCCCCAAGAGTCCCCGGCCCTTGTGATAATACAGAAAGCGCATGGCATCTACCTGGTACGGTCTGAGATAGTCCGGGATGTCCGGCAACTCCTGCTGTGCCCAGGGTTCCTGCCATAAATCAGCGGGTGGAAATTGTATATCATTCTCAAACTGGAAATTGATGGAACGTAATAATTCTACATTCTTTTCCGTTGCCGGAACTTTCCACATCTTCTGATTAGGCAGCCATTCCCTGCCGAAAATCCCCCTGATAATTATAAGGATTCTCTTAAACTCTTCACTGTCTTTCATTGCAAATTGTACAAGTAAAGAGCCGGAGGTGTTATCTATTTTTACTGTTTTCAATTTTCAACTCCGGGATATAAGAAAATATATGGCTTATGACCTCAACGGTCCACCCATTACCTAACATTTTGTAAAGCTGTGAATTTGATACACCACAATTTAACATTTTATCAATTATGTTTTCGGGGACAGTCTGCAATCTCGCACACTCTCGAACTGTTAATTTTCTATATAAAATTTCTGTTTCTGTTTCTTTTATTTTTGGAATACTTGAATGACTTACATTTAAACAGCCCGATTGTTTTTCCTTAAAAAATATTCTCATGTTCTGACTATTATGTTCTTTTCCTAATAAATCATACTGAATATAATTTTCAGCATAACATAAAACATTATCCTTCTGAACACTTGTTAAAGTATTTGTTTTTTCATCGTCTCTAATCTCAAGCATTTGAACAGTATCAAGACCCGATTCTCTGCTTGTTGGATTTTCAGGATTTCTTCCACGAATAGCCCCACATTTAATTACTAACTGTCTTTTGCTTTTTTTAACATAATCGTTTTCATTTCCTGCAAATATATATGTTGCTGTTATCGGTAAGCTTTTATTTCTATCACATTCTCCATTCTCTATAACATCCTTCAGCAATATCCCTTTATTCTCCGGCTGTTCAATTCCTGGAATATTTGTCCAATATAAACGCCGTCTGTTTTGTGCGCTGACAAGTGCTGAATTTATTTCAATAGGTTCAAGTCTGCCGGTTCTGAATAATTCAGGATATGTCACGCATTCAGGGTACAATTCCCCGAGTAAAGAACTTATAACGTCATTACTTTCTTTTTTCATTATCACATTTTCAAATAAAAAATATTTCGGTTTATACTGTTTCAATATTTCATAAAATTCAAAAAATAACTTTGAACGGGGATCGTCAAAATTCAGACCTTTACCCGCAAAACTAAAACCCTGACACGGACTCCCCCCGATTATTATATCGGGCTTTTCAATATTCCATGATTGCCATTCCGTTATACTGCCAAGCTGAACAGTATCGGGATAATTTGACTGAGTGACTTTAATCGCATACTTATCTATTTCGGAGGCGTAGTATTTATCAATTTTAATTCCCGCACGTTCAAAGGCTATTTGACCGCATGACATCCCGTCGAAACAACTTAAAACAATCATTATTATTATCCCTGCTCTATTCTCAAAACTTCCCTGGATATGCCGGGGAATTTATCAAGAGTCAACGCCAAGGTCCGGGCCTCAATCGCTGCCGATTCAGCCCCCTTCATCTCTCCCCTGAAAAATCCGTTATATGTTTCTGTAAAAAATTCAATGGCTGCAAACTCTATTTCCTTTTTTACCACTTCCGGGGCTTTCTCCCTCTGCTTTTTCACTATCATGTTAAAGCCAAGACTTTGTTTAAGCCAGTCATTAAACCACTGCCATGGCGCCGAGCCTATACCGAAATTAGTAACCATTTTATTCTGTGCCTGGTTCCAGCTCCCCATAAGGTCAAGAAATGTCCGGGGCGTTTCATAAGCTCCTTTACCGGCCAGAGCCTCTTCATTTTTTTCTATGTAATCAAAAATAGAATTCAAGCTGAAATAAACCTCTGTCCACTGCTTTTCTGTAAAGTGTTCAACGTCACTATGATTATTATATAAATTTCTGACAATAGTTAGCTCAGAAATTTTCAACTTCTCAAATTTTTTCTTAACCGCTGATAATTGATAATCCTGCCTTTCCATTGGTTCGGGATTGTCAAGGCAATACATCAACCAGGAAAACTTTTTCTGTGAAAGTAAAAAATCAGATATACTGAGTTTCTGCAATTTGCTTTTATCCTTTGGCCAATAGCTTTCATCTGTCCTGATTTTCTCAAATACTGTCAGGGCCTTTTTAACGTATTTGGCCAAGCGTTCAACCGGCTGCGGGCTATCGAGTTTTCTAAAGTCTTGCAATTTCTCCCGCTGTTCCGGTTTCAACTTCTGCTTGAACTCCCCCGCCGCCAGCGACTGAAAATGGCCATATAGATATTCCGGTGTTTTTGACTCTTTCTTAAACTTCAAAGAAAATCCAAAATTCTTAAACTCTTCTAATACCGGGGAATATTCTTTGTATAATTTTTCTTCATAGAAAGACTTACTTTTTCCTAAATTAAATTTTTCCATATCTTTTTCTTTACCGAGGGTATTTGTATTTAAAGAAATTCCGGGGAAACTCTCAGTTTCCCTTAATTCTTTATTCTCATTGTTATTAGTTTTATTATTTAGTCTTATTTGTCGTTCAACCCCTGAATGCTCATCATTCAACCCTTGAACGTACCCTTCATTCAACCCTTGAACGCTATCACTACATTCAACCCTTGAACGTACTTCATTTTTGATTAGTGTTAATTTTGAATCCCCGGTATTATATGTTGTCTTTATTTCATACGGATTTTTTCCATTTATTTTTATTTCCTTTAATGCTTGTTTGTATTTTTTAAATGTAGTATCGTTTAAAGTTAACTTTCCCTTCTCAAAAAGAATATCATTTTTTAAAATATTTAAGGCTGTCATAAGCTCGTTAATAATATTATCCTCAATAGAATAACATTTTCGGCGGAGTTGTCCGGGGAGGGTTATATATTTTGTTTTAATTAACCCCAGCTCTTCAAGTTTTTCAGAATGCTTTGATTGATTAGTCTGTGCAAGCCCAGTCTCAAATTCAATCCAGTTTTTTGTAGTATAAAAATACTCTCCCTCAATAAGCATCCCCCGATTTTCAAAGTAGTTATATTTATCAATCAAACAGGAAAAATATAACGAAGTTGCACTCCCTAAAATCAAGGGTAATTCTTTGTATGTCTTTAAAAAAGATTCTCCATCTAAACTTTTAAGTAATATTTTGGGTTTAATTATCTGTTTATTTTTTATTTCAGGATTGTTCATTTATGCAACCTCATTGTTTATTACTAAATATCTTTTACAAAATTTACCTGAATTATTTTTCTTACGAGTATAACTAATCAGTTTTAAATTTAATAAAAGTTTTCTCCCGGCGGTGATACGTCCTTCAGACATATTAAACATTCTTGCATATGTTGTTATTTCTATCGGGTCGTTAATTATTGTAGTAGCGTGCATCGTGGATAATACTTGCAGATAAATTAAAAGAGCGTCCCAAGCGATATTATACGTTCGCTTAATGTTCTCCGGTTTATGAGACTCTTTAAAAAATAATAAATAAATTTCTGATGTAATCATCCTGTATTTTCAAAACCTCCATAAAATAAAAAGAGCCTCACAATAAACAGAATGCGTGGTTTTCTGTCTACGTGAGGCTCTTAAAATTTGCCTGTTTAAAGAGGCTTATAAATACCACGCGCATTTATAAACCCCCTATAACCCCCTTCAGTGTTAAACCCCAGCCCTGAACAGGGTAGAACCAGGGCTGGGGTCAACTAACAGGAAGTTCAATGAAAAAAGTTGTCTTAAACATGACTACATAAAGTTGAATTGCTGTCAATCATTTTTCATCCCGGCATATTTATTATGTAATGTGCTTGAAAAAGTTATACATATTTTTCTAAATTTTTACATAATATAAACAGAGAGGTAAAGCATGGGATCGAGTACAAGTGGCAACAGGTCAAAATTTATAGACTATGAAAAGCAGGAGCGTGTCTGTCTCCATTGTGGGCGGACGGTTCCTTTTGCAGAATGTAACTGGGATTATCGTCGGAATTGTCCCCGGTCATGGTGTAAAGTCTGCACAAGGAAAATTTCAAATAAAAGATACCACGTTAAATCAATGAAGGGCATTGCCGTATGAGGTTATGGCACGTTTCTATGCTTCCAGTATTGCCGAGGCTTCAGATTTTAGGCCAGCACAGGGAGGTGGCAGCCTTGCGCGGAAATGGCTTCGGGAAAAGGCATAATGTAGTTAATTATGTGTTTAAGCATAGCCCGATTTATTTATATGCTTATCATCTCCGCGTTATGGAAGAGATGCAGCGCCGGGGGTATAAGCCCGCTGAACAGTGGTTTAATCCATGTTACAGGGGAAAGAATTGTAAGCCCCATACCAATATCCCGGCTATTGATACGGAGCTTATTTACCCCGAACATAACGCCGATTATTTGAGGGAGTGTCTGAACAATTTAAAGCAGAAAATAGATTCAGCACCGGAGGGCAAATACTCAAAGTCTGAAAAGGAAAAATTTTATAATTATTATCAGAGTTTCAACGATGTTTAACGCCCCGGCTTTTTGTGAAGATTATAATATTCCCTTTGTCAGAAAAAGGGAATTTACAAATATATACTGTCCCATGTGTGGGCGCCGGGGATATGGGGGTATTCACATAACGGGGAAATACTCGTGCTGGAAATGTGGTGGACACTATCTTTCAACTGTTATTATGCACCTGCTCAATATACGCAAGGTCGAGGCAGAGCAAATCATTGCCGACTATGAATTATCTAACGCCTTCTTAGGTATTCACAAAACGTCAGGAGCCGGTGTTAAATCTATTGAACTCATAGGGGACACACCCCGAAATATTCACAGACGCTACCTGAAGAAAAGGGGCTTTGACCCCGATTATCTGATTAAAAAGTACGGTATAACCGGGACTATGCACTATCCCTCAGACTACACATACAGAATTATCATTCCCATTTTTCAGGGTGATAAATTAGTCAGCTATCAGGGGAGGGATATCACTGGCGAGGCGACTTTACGTTATAGAGCCTTACCCCCTGAACAGTCTGTCATACATTACAAGCAGACTTTATACGGGGAGCAGTTCGCCGACCGTTCCCAGATTGCCGTTGTCGAGGGAGTTTTCGACCAATGGCGCATGGGCGACGGCTTTGTCGCTGCCTATGGAACGGCGTTGACAAAGTATCAGCTTAAACGCCTTGCCCGATATGACAGAGTTTATTTTCTCTTTGACCCAGGGGCGGGGCATAAGGCTTTGCAATACGCACGGGAATTATCAGCGCTCCGGCATGGTATAGAAGTTGAATACATAGATTTAGAATTGCCTGTGGGGATTGACCCCGGTGATTTATCAGAGACAGAAGCTAAAAAAATTAGAAGGGAGTTAAATTTTGTTTAATGTTTCTGATTTTAATTACATAATAATAGCAGAGGTATTATAATGAGTCAAATTGACATGGATATTATTTCCGATATTGCGGAAAAAATGAGCAAGGAATTTTTCAGCAGCATCAGGAAACATGAAAAAGTTTTCAATTCAGCACATGAAGGCTATGCCGTTCTTAAAGAAGAGCTGGAGGAGTTGGCCGATGCTGTAGAACTGCTATGGCAGGACATTAAAAAAGATAACTGGGATAACATGGAGCTTGAAGCTATACAGGTCGGTGCTATGGCCATGAAGTTTCTTTATTCACTCCCGTTTATCCTGAAAAAGTATGCTGAAAAGGGGCATGGCAAAACCGACATGGAAACACCTAAATTGCCGTTTACGGAGGATATATGACAAAAGAAGATTTTAAGTTAATTTGTGTTCAGCATCAGGAAATGCTGAGAATGTTAAAAGATATTCAGAAACATGTAGATTTAGCAGACATGGGAATGAATTTTTTAATTGATATGGGGCAACTTATAGAAGTTTCCTCTGAACAATCTAAAAATATTGAAGGTATTATAAATGATTGATTTTATTCACCTCAAAAATTTTCAGGGACATGAAGATTCACGCCTTGAATTATGCCCGGGAATAAATGCAATTATAGGCAAGTCCGATAACGGCAAGAGTTCAATTGTCCGTGCTCTGAACTATGTAAGGTATAACCGCCCGGCATCGAATAATTATCCCTCGCACTGGATTAAAAATGGCAAGGGCAATCTCACCGGGGAAATGTCTATTACAATAGGCAAGCAGGGAAAAACATTAACCCGATTCAGAAACAAGGATGAAAACGGTTATAAAATTGACTCCGAAATTTTAAAGGCTATTAACCGCGACGTGCCTGAACAGGTCGAGACTTTCTTAAATCTATCAGAAGTCAATTTACAGAAACAGCTTGATAGTCATTTTCTCCTTGCTGATACCCCCGGACAGGTTGCACAGTTTTTTAACGAGCTTGTCAAAATGGATGAAATAGATTTGTATCTATCTGAAGCCTTGTCCATGAAAACAAAAAATAATAAAGACATCCGGGAATTGACAGAGCTTAAAGAACGGCAGGAGCAGGAACTTGAAAATTATTCCTGGATTGAAAAAGCTGAAAAATACAATAAGGCCCTTGCCGGGATTGAAACTGATATTGAAGAAATTGAGGAGCAGATTTCAGCGATTGAAAAGAGTCTGAAAAGGCATATTGAATATGTCGAGGCTTTAAATATTCTCCCTGATTTTAAAAAAGCTGAAACCATTATTTCTGAGATTGAAAAACTTCCGATTCCTGATTATTCAGAGATTAAAAGACTTTCAGGGGCTCTTGTATCTTTTGAAGAAATTACAGAAGAGCTTGAAACAATTTCAGATATTTCAGCAGCGGAAAAACTAATAGCCGAAATTGAAAAACAGCCGGTGATAGATGACTCTGAAATTATTGAACTTGAAGAAGAATTAGTCGAATATAAAAATATCAATGTTCTATTGCAGAAACTTTCCGACATTGAAGAGGCAGGGGACATTATTAGCAAGATTGAAAAATACAATAAGCGAATATCTGAGTATGATATTGAAATTGGGAGTCTTAAAGTAAACTTAACAAATTATAATCGATATGTGCAATCTGAACTTGAAATTTTAAACAGAATCGCAGAGATTGAACAGTCCATGCCGAATATTTGCCCTCTTTGCGGAAATACTTTACATCAGGAGGTGTGCCAGTGAGGATTATCGCTACCGCCGATTGGCATCTTTGTAAAACCGTGCCAGTATGCAGAAAAGAAACTGAAGAGGAGTGGCTTGATTTTCAATTCTCTGTAGTTGAAAAGATTTTTCAGACTGCAAGAGAATATGATGCTCTTCTCTGTGTTGCCGGAGATATATTTGACAGGTCATTTCCCGGCATGAGAATAATAAACAGGCTCTTAAGCGTTATGAAAAAATACAGGGATGTTCATTGTTATTTTTGCGCCGGGAACCATGAAACACCATATCATAACCATAATTTACTGATAGACTCAGGATTTGAAACTATCTTTAAAATGGTTAAAGAGACTCCGGCTATTGCTCTTCATCATTTCAATGGCCCGGAGCCTGATATGGAAGTAGCAGAGGTCCTTCTTTGTCATCACCTTTGTTTTCCTGACAGGGAGTCAATCCCGTATAACGTGGAAGCATACATCCCGGACGATATAGCCGAAATGTATAAAAAAGATTCGGTTATAATTTGTGGGGATTATCATGGTTTACATTCTCATTTTGTGAAAAAATATAAATCATATGTTATCGTTCCCGGTTGTACGACTATTCAGGATGCTGATTATATGAATTATACCCCATCGGTATTATTTATTGATACTGAAACTTTACATAATGAAGTAATACATTTGCCAAATAATCCCGACATGATAAGCCGTGAGCATCTGGAAAAACAGAAAGCACGAAATGAGCATATTGATAATTTTATTGAAATGCTTTCAAATAAGAAAAATGTCAGTCTTTCTTTTTCTGATAATCTTAAAAAGAAAATGACTGATAAAGATATACCTAAACAGGTGAAAAATATTGTAAAAATTATACAGGAGCGAGTCCATGGAAATTAAAGAATTTGAAGCACTGAAAAAAGAATTTGAACAGCAGAAAACAAAAAAGATTCAGCTTGAAACTCAAAAAGCGGCGATTGAAAAAAGCTGGAAGGATGAATACGGTACCGACGATGCGGAGGAAATTTCAAAAATTCTGGAAAACAAAAAAGAAGAACAGAAAAATCTTGAACAGAAAAGAACTAAACTTGTAACCTCATTGCAGGAAATACTGGCATGAATACAAGCACAGAATTTTCAAATAAAATAAACAGGGCAATCGGAGCAAGGGACACACTTCTTAAACAGCATGAAGTCACGTCCAGGAGCTTAACAGAATGTATCGAAAATCAGCCCTACATTGAACAGGCACAGATACTGCTTCAGACCGTTGCAGCGGAAACGCAGGGACAGTTAAAATTACATCTTGAAGATATCGTCGCCACCGGGTTAGAGACTTGTTTTCCCGAAATGTATAACCCACATATTGACTTTATCAATAAACGGGGAAAAATTGACTGTGACATTTATCTGCATGACCGCAACGGCAACAGGGTTAACCCCCTGGACGATAACGGTGGAGGGCTTTCCGATATTGTCAGTTTCAGCCTGCGTATGGCGTGTTGGACAATCGGCAAAACCGATAATGTCATTGTTTTGGATGAACCCTTTAAATTTTTATCGGCTGAACTTCGTCCCCTTGCCGGGGAGTTGCTTCAGAATCTGTCAAAAAAGTTGAAACTGCAAATAATCATGATTACTCATGACGAAGAGATGATAGAAATTGCAGATAGAGTTTTTAGAGTTGCAAAAAATAAGAAAGATGTCTCTATTGTAGAGACTTTAAATTAAACTCATAAAAGGGGGATTTTATGAAACGATTAACTATATCTTTTTTGATTTTATTCTGTTTAATCTTTTTTGCTTGCGATGGTGGGGGCGGTGGGGAAACTGAAAACACAACAACTCCTACTCTGAAAACATTTTCCGGCAAAATTGAAAAAGGAGCTTTGCAGAAAGGAGCTGTTATCACAGCAACAGAATGGGACCCTACTACCGGGCAGGGGGATGTTTTTACTTCTGAGACCTCTAATAATTTAGGGGACTATACATTAGAAAGTGTAAATCTCAATGGTGTTCTTGATGTCAGAGCCGACGGCTTTTTCATCAATGAAAATACTGCTGTTGTTGAAAATACAAGGATTACCCTTTCCGGCCTTGTTGACTCCTCTGTTTCCGGTCAGGGAAATATCAACATTATAACACACATTATCAAGCAACGAGTTATTGCCCTTATGACTGCCGGTGCGGATTTTTCAACAGCAAACAATCAGGCCGTGACAGAGTTATACGCAACATTTAACTGGACTCCGGAAAACCCACTTAATACCAGCATCGCGGAAAATGCGAAACTGCTTTTTCTATCCGCTGCAATCTGTAAAAACCGGTCTGTTGTAGAAGTATCGTCTTTATTAACCGACCTTGCCATTGATATGGCCGACGGTAATATTGATATTTCAGTGCTTAACGATTCTTTTAGTCTGGTTGATACGGCTGAGGTTATAAGTAATATCACAGCTATGTATGGCACTTGCCCCGATATTGTTACAGTTAAGTCTGACCTTCTCACTTATCTGAGTCTTGAGGATTCAACTGTCAGACAAATAACTATGGTCCCGGTAACTACTGCTGATTTTTATACATTCTGTAATGGTGATCTTAAAGGTTTCATAAACTCTGAGCTTATACCTCTTTATGTCTCTTATGAACAGATTTATATGGGGGAGACAATTACTGTTAATTGTATTATCAATGATTTTTTCAGCATAAATGATAACGGAGTTAAAACTCTGTATATACAGGTGACTTTCCCTTATGATTCAAGTGTCAAATATTATAGTCAGGCTAATGGGGTATTGACAGAGATTCAGGGGCTACCTACTAAATCTGTGTTTAATGTGCCCCTTGAATTTGAGACTTCTGATTTTATTTCTGAACTGATTAACGGAGGAACAGCAGTCAATCTCACGGCAAAGAATACGGGTTCAGAATTGTCTAATAATTATCTATATCAGTATATCGAGACATCTGATTATGTTGTCAATGGAGTCCACTATGGGCCGGGAATATTTGCTGTTTGGAATAACAGCACCGGAACTAATGGTAGACTCACATGGCTGTCTGCTGATGTGTATGGAAGTTATTTCGGGAATGTAATTCAGGGGAATGTAAATATATGGTAAAATGGAAGTGATGTTCAATGCCAGAGGATGTTGTTACACTTCACAATCCTCTTATATTAAAAAGCCCCTCTGATTATTGAGGGGCTTAAAATTCACTTAAAAGGAATAGTGCATATGCCTGTATTAAGAAAAGTAAATTATTATATTGTGCATAAATCAATAGGAATAAAAGGAATAGAATTATTCCCTATAGGTTCACTTATTAATGATTTAGAACAACCTGCGATAATAGAATCTTGTATCGATGATATTCTTTTGTGCGACGGAAGTTACATAAATCCAAAATATGAAGAATTAAAGACTATTTTGAAAAGCGATTTTCTTCCTGATTTTACGGATATTAAAACACGTTCCCTCCCATCAATATCAGACCAAGAGAAAGATTATCTTGAACGTAAGCAACAAGCAAAATTATATGATAGACACGCAAATGCCCTCGTTTAAGAGGGCATCACAGGAAATAATTCTGTTACATCATCCTTGACTGTAGTTACATTATCAGGCAGGTCTTTCAGTGCTTGCTTATAATTGTCCCACTCTGCTATTTTTTCCGCCGACATTTTAGATAAATTCAGGGCGTTACAGTAGACCAAATCTACACGGTCGAGCTGATAGTTCCGCTGTGGTCTGACGTAATTATTGATATAATCCTCCAGAGTCAGGAGGTTATCTGCATAAAGCTCTGACAGCTTCTTACCTCTAATCTCTTTTGTCTCCTCATCATATATCTGATATTCTGACAGCTCAATTTCACCATCATCAATTTTCTCTTTGACTGTCTTATCTATCAGCTCTGTTTTGTCTGCATTCAGCTTCTTGCCTTTCGGAGCTTCCATCCACCCGCCGGCAATACGCTCAATATCTGATTTCAGAGTGTAGTTAGCTTTATACTCATTTATATTCAGCTTTGGTCTGACTGAATTGTGCTGTTTTGTGTTTCTGATTTCATCATAATCTGATATACCAAGAGCTGGAAGTGATTTAATTACATTCTGTTCTCTGTCTGTTTCAACACTTCCAAGTATTATATTGTCTTTTAAAATTATCCATGTAGTGTTCATCTATTACTCTCCTTATATTATGCTGTCCTTTTCCAAATTTTCATACGGTAGTTTCGAGGTTCTGTAACTCCTGATGTGGTTGCCGATGTTCTGGCATTCGGCGAAAAATATGAATCAAATTTTAAGCGAATTTGCCCATATGCTCCTCCGCTACCTGCCTGTAATGTATTATTTGTTGCCCTTAAAGCTCCATCAGATGATGGATAAGCACCTGCTTGTGTTAGTACAAAGAATAAATTGTTATCACCACCCGTAATCCTCTGCATCTGGTCAGGACTCAGACCATCTGTCCTTGTCTGGTGATCTGTAGTACCTACTTTGAAAAACGCATCATCTGAAGTGAATATCTCTGTCCATGTGCCTCCGAACCTTGTCGCTGGTCTATTAGCTACGGGAAAAGCATCTGCCTCGGTATTGCTTCCGATTACTGGATATTGAGCATATTCTTTTCCAACGGGATATAAATAATCTAATACCCACTGCTTCATTACATAACTGCCGGTAAGTAAATTCATAGCTGAACCATCTGAATAATATTCTATGTATTCTCCTGATGGAACTACCGGGGATGTGCTTATAATACTCAATGTCACATTATGCGCGCTCTTATTTACAACAATACATTTATTCCCCCCCGGCAAAGCGCCTGTGATTGTTAATGCAATATCTGCCATGGGGTCGGCAACAATAAGTACGTTTGTAGTATAGTCACTTAAGTTTATACTTCCCGTTTCAGTGACTGAAAGTAAGGTTTCTCCCAAATATGCTTTTAACACCGAACCGGGGAGGACCTTATCTCGATCTGTTCCCGTGCCCCGAATGAGATAAATTAAATCCCCATCCTCAACGGTAGTGACCTGCGGAAAATCAAGTAATGTTACTGTATCTGCCATTATATTTCTCCTTATAACATTTGTGTTGTTACGATATTTCTATTTTGTGCATCGACTAACGGAACACCTAACGCATCTACTAAATACAAGGTTTCAATTTCAACTACTGAGCATATTAAATGACCAGTGGCATCGACAAGAAACGCCCCTGAACCCGTGACAATAGGCTTTTCAAAAAATCCCTGAACACCGGTGGGGGATATAGGGTTTAACTGACTTGCCAGTACCCACGATATATCGGTATAAAGATAATATTTACCCGGTGTTGTACATAGTCTATATTGTACATATGTGGCTCCGTAAATACTTTGCATGAGTTCAATTATAGTTTCAGGTTCTCCACTGTACCGTAGAATTGCCTTTTCCTGAATTGCTTTTCTGTACAAAGCATCAAATAAGCCGTTGCGACTGACTCCAAAAATTATGCCCAAAATGTCAAGCTGTGCCCCCACGGCATCGGCTAAATAAAATTCGTCCTGAATTTCAAATAATGCCGTTTCTATGTCATCGGCATTTTCCAGAAAGCCGGTGATAATGCCACGGAGATTAGTACTATCCGTATACTGATATAAAAGTAAATCCAGGAATTGATTATAATTGTCAATTTTTATCATGTCAGGTCTTCCACCGATATTCTTGATACATCAAAAGTCGCATACTCCCTGATTGCAATGTCTATGTCATTTTCTGCGTAAACCGGGGTTCCTGAAGGGGTGTCCGTTGCATCTATTGTGATTAAAATATCACTTATACCTGGCACGTTGTAAATCGGAATAGTGAGTCTTTGTCTGATAACATCTTTACCAACGGGAAAATTGTTTAGTGACCAATTTACAATTTCAGTTTTAATTTGTGTATCGCCATTTGCCGGATATTCTTCTTCATCGTATAAATCACGTTGTACTTTAACCCATATATATTTAGCAACGGGACGTGAAAAATAAATAGTCTGGTCAGTACCCTGACTATCTTTTACGATTTCAGACTGATTGCCATAACTCCGAATACCGGAGGGCATGACAAGCCAGATAGTGTTTGCTATGTCTTCATCGTCACCCCCGACCACAACAGTTTCAAAGCTGTGAGGGGGTAAGCCATCGCCGTCTGTTACATCCGTTCTATTGCTTAATACAGAAACTGAGGAAACGCCATCGACATTATTTAAAACCTTATTTCTTATAGCCTCATCTGTGGCGTTGCCCACGAGCTGAGTTGCTGCTCTCCTTATTCTCAGTTCAGGGTCTGTCTCTTCCAGTCTCCCTGTTATTCCGGCAGCGGTATTACTCACAGTGTCCCAACCTGATATAGGGGTCACTATTGTATCAAGGGCAAGAGTGGGGAGAATATTAGCCCCGGCTATTTCCGCTTCAAAATCCCCACCGGCGGCGATAAGTTCAAGGTCAATATTTGCACTATAAGCAATTATAAAGTCCGTTGCCGTCTGCTGAATGTTTAAAGTATCATCAGTAACAGTTAAATCACCTGCAAAAGTTCCGGCATCGACAAGCGCTTTTAACGCCGTCCAGACATCGACTGGTTCATCGTCTATCAGAGAGGTATATGAATATAAAGTGCCGTCAATAGTCAGTGAAAAAACTTCGTCTGAGCTGACACTCCCGATTGTCAGGTCAATGTATCGTACAGTATCTAAACTGATAGGCACATCAGACTGTAATACATAATTTAAATCATTGCTTGTTTCTCGTGCCAAACTTTCAGCCGGGATAGTAGTCCCTAAATCACCGTAAAGATAAACATTTGAAACATAGGTTTTTCCCTCTGCTTGCCGAATGACTCCGGTCTCTGCACTGATATTGTCAAGACTCACGCCTTCGGCAGAGTTCGGGTTTCTGCTGTTGTAAATTTCTTCTGCACCGTCCCAGATATTTGTATCTCTTAAAGCAAATTGAGCGACCATTTGCCCTATCGGGCCACGGGGGTCAAGGTCAACACTTTCCCCAAACACGCCTTTAAATACATTCTCATAATATGTTTTATGGTCTTCGTATGTTTTCTTAACAAATCCGTCTGTTGTAACAAATATACCCATCTCTATACCTCTGTAGTTCCGGTTACCGTTGTATCGTCAATGGCTTTCACAGAATAGTCAATCGAAAATTCACGAGTAACCGGTTCATAGTCTGTAGTAAATTCAATTATTTCCGATACTTCAGAAATTGATAAAACCTGATTTCTGAAAATAGATGTGACTGTAGCAAGATCCCGTTTCTTTCCCAGAATATCTGTGAAATAGGGAACGCCGATTGTCTCATTTGCGAAAAATTCACCCGCTATTGTCTTTAACGTGTTTTCAATTTTTTGTGATAAAAATTCAGACATATTTTGAGTTACTCTTAAATTATAATTCTGCAATGTCAAATCGTATGTGTTCGGGTCTAAATATAAATTTTTCATCAGGATCCCTTTATAGTAAGGCTTTTCATTGTCGATAATACCGATAACATAGTTGTAGCCGCTGTTTTAATCACTCCCAGAGCTGTGGCGTTTTGTGCCATGTCTCCCGGAGTTATAGTCGATATTGGAGTTAAAAAATTTGTCAGTATCGTTTCAAGTACATTTCCTAAAACAAAAGGCTCAGTACCATCTATTAAATTCAGCACTCCGGCTTCTGTCAGTTCAATAGTTTTAACAGTAGGTGCATTTTTTGAAGTCCATAAGCCGGGGATTGCTATTGCATCAGTCAGGGAGAATCGAGTCTGGTCATCGGCGTTAACCACCTGCCCACCTCCGGCAAGGAAATTACCAATTCCAGTTTCTGAAAAAAGAATTAAGCACCCCGTACCTTTCGGCAAGGGGTAAAGTAAATTAAACAGGGAGCTTGACGGGAATATCACCGGTACGTTAGTGATTAACGGCAATTCCACGTTATCACCGTTAAGAGCCTTTAGCCGGACAAGAGGCATAACCGTGGCTGTGCGTTTATTATGTCCATCATATTTTTCAATACTGCCGGGGATGCATGTATGAATATTTTCCATGCGTGAATCTAAAAACATCTGAAGTATATCAACAATATTTTCCTTCATGCGTAAATCTCCCCGGTCATATCAAAATTTCCTCCGTAATTATTCCCTTCATAAACCAATTTTTCAACTGTAAACACTCCCGTGACATCAGGAGTCACTACACGGACAAGGCTATTTATTTGACACTGGGGAATTATCAGACTGGTAAACCTGTATTTTGTTTTTAACGGTGGCGGTGCTTTTTTCTGTTTTTGCACTTTGCCTTTATTTACAGTTTGTTTAACCACTTTTTCTTTTTTCAAATCTACGGAATCGGATATATTTTCAATTGTTTTAAGTCCACCGGTATAAGTGAGATTGACAATTGATATTTTTGAATTAGTTCCGAGTTTATAAATAACAATTTCTTTATCATCCTTGTACATCCCGCATCCATTGCTTTGTAAAATTCCTTCCAATTGTCTAAATGCTGCTGAAGCCTTGCCGACAAAACTCCAACCATTTGTAAATTTAATCTGAGCATTTTCAAGACCGTAAACAACAAGTCCGAACATAGAAGCCAATTGCTGAATAGGAATAGAAAGTAAACTACCCGGAGTATAAGAAACTGAAATATATTCAGACCTGAAATTTCCATCAAATCCCCGACCGGTATACGCCAGTATTTTTGTCACATTATCAATATTACTTTGTCCTGAATTAACTTCGGCTATATTTCCAACAAATAAGGTATTTACAGTTTCATCACTATACCCGGCCTTGAATATTATGTTATTCCCGGCTTTGAGAATGTCATTTCTTGTTTCCTGTTTTGTATTATAAACTGTGAACTCTGCAAAGTTATCAGCAAAGGTCATTGACTTTGTAATTTTAAAATCAATATCGAGGTCACTGATAAGAAGGCCCTCCCCATTTGCACCCACACTCATTTCAACAACTCTATCCAATGCCATAATAATTCTCCCACTCGTCTCCTTCTTCATCAGTTACATAATACAGGAGAAATGACACGCCGAGATTGTCATAAGTGATTTTTTCCTCATCCGTATTTAACCGGAGTACAATAAAATCTCCTGACTCATTCGGGATTTTTGCTTTATACTGTCGAAGCAGTAGCCAGTTCTCAACGAGCTTAACCCCACATATACAAGCCCCGGTGTTTACATCTTCATATTTTAAAAACCATGCTTCAGCCCTGGTATTCCATGACAGGGTTAAATTAAGCACTCTATCCCCTAAAACTATCTCCTGAGTAAAGGTACTACTTAAATTTTGAAAAATCGGAATTACTATCATACTATACTCGCTGTCGTGGACGTACCAACGGAACGTCCGGCATTGACTCCGGGAGAAACCTGCTTCTGCCTTGCCTTTGTTAACCCCTTCAATTTTATTTCAGTTTCAAGGGTAACAGTTTGCAGCTTAACTACATTGACCTGCTGAAAATCAATTTGAAAAACAATGCTCTCTCCACTTTCATCGTCACGGGCAACCGGGGAGGAGACAATGGCCATGTTTTCATAAGTTTTAAGCACAGTAACAATAGTGACAAGTTCCCTCGCTTTCCACATTTCGTATAATAGGTCGAATGCGTCTTGTGCCCTGTTTGAAATAAGGCCCTTGCTGAATATACTGAAATTTGAAATAAGTCCCGATATACTACCGGATTCCGGTTCATTCTGAATATGGTCTGTAATCTCAGAACCGTCCTCTACTGGGTGAGACGTCACTGTTGAATTAAAATTATGTGTTTCCGCTGTTATCAAATCAAAGGTCAGTTCACCCGCACCGTATGACTTGAAAGAGCTGAAAAATAAACTCGCTGGTAAATCTGCCATTATATCCCCGCATCGGTAAGAACTTGTTTAAGCTGAATTGTAAAAATACTTTCCGCTATTCTTGTCACATCTTCTTTCGTATTTCCCGTACCTTTCATAGTGATATTATTTTTCATACTGACATTTGTTGTTTTTCCACCGGAGCCTTTCATCATTTGTTGTGAAGCCGATGGCATTTTCACAGAGACTTTTTTCTTTATCTCATCTCTTGAAATATTTACACCGGGAAGTTTATTAACAATGCTGATCAGCCAGTCTACAAATTGATTTATTTTTTGACCAACCCAGTCGAAAATATCTCCTAAAAATTTAAAAACAGGTATTAAATATTTACCTAAAGTTTCGGCAAGCCAACTAAAAATACCCCCTAAATATTCTAAGACTGGAGCTAATAACGCTTTTAATACTTCGGAGAGAATAAGAAAAATTTCTTGAATGTATCCGATAATCGGTGCTAATTTATCCTGAAGCATTTGTACTAATCCATTAAATAAATCAACAACTGGTTTCATTTTTTCTATAAAAAGAGAAAAAATCATATTTAACGCATCCAAAGGGGTAAATAGTTCTGCAAAAATATTTTTTATTTGATTAAGCGGCGCAAAGAACGCTGATATTTTTTCAGAAACTAAAGTAAAAAGATCCCCTAATAATTTAAATGGTAATAAGAAAAAATTTAATGCTGTCGCTAACATTTTGAAAGCAAAAGCAATCGGCCATATCAAAACTTTTAAGAAAAAGGCAGCGACTTGTATAATCACACTTATCACTGTTAATAAAATTGTTAATATTGGTTTTAATACATCAAACAATGGTTTTAATACTGCGATAACAACTTCAAAAATTGCAGATAAAATTGGCTCTAATTGTCGGGCGATATCAGTTATAAAAAGAACAACTTCTTTAGCCAGAGGTAATAAAATTTTCCCCGCACTTGCCATTGTCAATTTAAAGTTATCATACATTGTGCTCATAAGGCCGTGAAAGGTAGTACTCTGCTTTTCCATACCTTTGAAAAACATACCCCCTTCAGAGGTTAGAGTTTTAAAGGCTTGTTTCATAGCTTCGGCACTGACTTGCCCAGCACTTATCATGCCGAATAATCCCTCTTTTGTGGTATTGAGTTGTTTTGCCAGCACATCATAAATCGGTAATCCCCTTTCAGCAATCATGTTTATTTCTTCCATGCTTGCCTTGCCCTTTACCTGTACTTTACCATAAGCCAGTATAAGGCCATTGAGTTTTTCCGCATTGCCCCCGGCGGTATCACCAAGCATTCGCATAGTATCAACTACGTCATCGGCAGAAACGCCAAAAGATAAAAGCTGTTGACTGCCTTTAGCCAGAGTGTCAAGTGCGAACGGAGTAGAGGCCGCAAACTGATTGAGTTTGTCCATCATGCCTTCAGCCGCTCCGGCATCACCGAGCATAACCTCAAATTGAGTTGTAAGCATCTCCATGTCGGCAGCGGCAAAAAGTGCGGCTTTACCTATATCAAGAACCTGTTTAGCAACTACAGCGAGAGCGCCAACTGCTAAGAGTTTCCCAGCACTGATATTTTTAAAAAATGATGACATAGAATTATCGGCCTGATTTATGCCGGAGGTATCAGACTGAAAGCCGAGCTTAGTTATAAGTTCCCTAACAACCATATTATCTTAACTTATTCCCTCTGTTCTTGTCATCATATTCTTTTGCTCTTTTCCCTTCCATTGCCTTTTCATAATCTTTCTTCATGTCTAAAAATTCAATTACATCGTAAACCCGTTTCAATCCCCAACTATCGACCTCCGATAACGGCTGACTTGTTTCAAGCACTATACGCCATACCGGATATTCAGCTTCAAGTTCGGGGTCTAACTTTCCGACATCCCCGATAACACGCCATTCTTTTCTTTGGCGGGCTTCCCAGTATCTGAGATAGATGTTATTCCGGTTAGGAACCCATCGCCCGCCAGTCCGAAAACCGAGAATCCATTATGCTTCATTACCTCCATAATGAGCTTATATATCAAAATCAGTTTCCCCTGAAAAACTTCATGTATTGCATTTTCACTGTCAAGCTGAGCCGGTGCTTTACCCGGAGCTACGGCTATAACTTCAGCAAGCATTTTTAAAATCAGGTCTTCATACTCTTCATCTTTAAGGCGCATGAGACCGTCGCCAATATTATTTAAAATTCCATCCGGGGTAATTTCAGTGTCAAGGCCCTGTTCAGCTATCCCCGAAATAGCGGGAAAAATCATAGCCAGCATTTTTCTATCAAGAACTGCAGCCTTTAAAGCCCTCATTGTATGTATCTGAAACTGTATCCCGTCAAAATTTACTGTATGTACATTATTCATTTAAAGCTCCTTTGTAATTATGCCCTGCACCGGAGTGCAGGGCTTTATATTTATAGTATTGAGCCACCTGTGAACTTCTCAGCTACACCGGTGTCAAACTGCCATTCACGGGAACCGAAACTGTCCCCGTATTCGTCATCGGGGTCTTTAGCAATCCACGCCTGAGGGGCAAAAAACAGAGTAGTACCTTTCAGGTCCTTAATCAGAAAAGGCAAGGCTCCGAGATTAGTAAGCATATCCGCTGTCATTGCCGCACTTAACAGGTCATTTGTAAGAGATGTCTGTTTAAGTGTCGCCGTGACTCTGAAGTCAAAAGCATTTTTATTTATACGGTCAATGCTTCCATCGGCTCCTTTTTGTTTTTCAAATATGTCACCGCTTCGGGTAACCTGAACAAAAGTTCCCTCTGCAAAACCTGTGAATATTATCGCACCGAAAGTTATTACTATAAGTTTCGGGTCATATGTACGCATAATAGGATCAAGCATAGTTCATCACCTCCTTATAGTGTTATCCTTCCGGTTATTTTTACAACGTGAATAGCTCCCTGTGGGTTAGCCTCCCACTCTATGTCGTCAAGTGTTCGTGCTATTTTATCTGCTGAAGAAATACCGGCGTATTTCGGCACGGTCAACACGATTGATTCCTTAATCAGAAAGCCATTATCGGCAAAATCATAAAGAGTCTGTTTGACAGTTCCCTCAATAACTGCAATACCCTCATCTGTAAAAGGTATTTTCCGGTTATTGATTAACAGAGCATACACATTCTCCTGCAATGCCGCTTCAAGAGCGTCAACGCCTCTGATAATGTCTATGTACTCACCCTCTGCAACTTTTCCCTGCTCAGTGATATTCACACCGGCAACGGTGGTATAGATATTGCAGTTTTTAGCAAGTATAGCCGTTCTTTTCCCCGATGTCAGATGATATGTTGCTACGCCTGCAAGGGTTTTATATGCCCATGTCTGTTCACCCACATCATAAGGCAAGCACTCACCGGGCCATGCTGCTTCAATATATGAAGGGTCTGAGTCTCCCTGGGCTGCCGTGTGATAAATGCCAGCAGTTCGGGCATACGCCAGGTTTTTCATGTAATAAGCAATATCAGTTTCACTTGATGGGTTATAAATCGCTGCTGAACTCGAGGCATAGAAAAATATTTTTTTCTGAGTCTCAGCCCACGCCGCAACCGCTTTGTAATCATCTTCATTGATATAGGTCACTGTGCCAACGGGCTGAGTAGTTCCCCCGGTAACAACAACTGACATTGTTTCTACCTGGTCACCGAAAATTTCAACAACAACTGTTTTCGCCGTTGCGTTTACAGTGACCTCTGAGTCTGTTATGTCAGCCTCAATCTGTGTCTTGATTGCTGCATATGTCCCGGCGTTATCAGTAGTAAATGGAACTGCTGTTACTGCCACACCGTTAATAGTAAAGACAATCGAATTATCAGTTACAAAATCAGTGTTAAATGTTGCTGTTGCTGCCTTTGTTGCAATGATTGAAAAGCAATACCAATCCGCCGACTCTTCCTGTACTGCTGTCAGAGCTGTCGACCATGAAGCATCTGCGGCGTCTTTTCTGCCAACAAGTACCTGGCTAAGTTTTGGATTCTGACTAAACATCAGAACTGCCATGTCGTAAACCTCATCACCTACCGCCCAGCCGTCATCTGTCATTTCCGAAAGGCTTCCGTATATTCTGTAACGGTCAAAAACAACAGTTGTTTTATCCGTGGCAAATTCGGCGATTATGCCGTATGTACCAAAACCGGCACGAGTGACAGCTTGAGTTTCACGAGTGATATTGACCTGAACTATGTCACTTAAAGCCATCTGTTCCTCCTTAATTTCTTATATAAACTCGCCGGTATTTGCACGGCAGTGTTTCTCATTATTCAGGGTCTTTCACTTCCCCGGTCATATTTACTTTTTCAATATAATTCGATGTTTCCTTAACCCCGGAAGCTATGCCGAGAATTATGTCCATGGTACTTGCCCTTATCCAATCATCATTAAATAGTGACGGCTTCGGAATAACATCGTCAATTCTCATAAGTGCAATATTATTTGTTTGAAACAAATCTCTTATTGTCGTCAATTCCATGCTGTCTTTTATCAGTTCAAGCATGGAGCCGTCCCCACCTTCTTCAGTGATAGTAAACACCTTTTCGTTATCCTGGTAAAAAGTCTGTTCAAAAACTCCGGTCTCTCCTATCTCTGTTAAATCGCCCTTTGTCACTTCCCCGATTCTCCGACCTATGCCCGTATATTCAACGGTTATATACGGAGTCTGAGGAGCCGGGGCGTTTTGATGAGATGTAATTACACGGGGGTTTGTATATCCCACGGTGGTAAGTGCCGTTCTACATACACCAACTAAAAAATTTTTTATCTCTTCGTTTGTCAATCTCAGACTCATGCTTCCACGTCCCTGACTTTATATGCAATGTATTTATAGTGATTGATTAACCCCGAACTATAAACACTTTCTTTTCTACATCGATATTGTTCTCCTGCAAAATCGACAAGGGCCCCGATTCCAACTTCTCCCTGTTCACTGACAGGTAATCTCCGGTCTGAATATATCTTAACTATTCCCTTATCTCTCTCACCTTCGGGAAATGTCATCAGCTCTTTGCTTGTCATGGGTTGAATAGTCCCTAAAAATGTCTTTGAAACAAGCGAAGCCGGAACATAGTCCCCGTTAGTATTATAACCCCCACCGGCGCCCTCCTCAGAATATGTTTGTGGCAATAAAAATAAACTCATATATTAAACTCCCTATGAGTCACAGAGTTTCTGAGTTCACCACTATCAATAAGAGGCCTTGAACTCTTTTTCTTTGCTGCAGTTGCCGAACTATTCGCTGTAAAGTTTCCAGTTCTGAAAATACGTTTCACCTGTCCGGTGTACCATTCCCCGATTCTTGATATTGACATTTTAGCTGTGGAAACACCGTCATATATCATATTCAATTCTTTAGCAATAACAGCAGTTATTCTGTTCTTATTCTGTTCAAAAGTCTGGCGCATAAATGGCCGTGACGGAATTGTTATAATTGTCTTTTTAAGCATTACACCAAAATTAAATAGCCACCACCACCGCATCCGGGGAGTAACTGGAATCTTTGCCCCCATTTCATTAACCCAGGCTTTTGTTAAAAGTCCCTGACTCATGCCGGTGAAATATCCGACTGCAGTATAAGCACCTTTGAACTTTTTAACTTCGGTCTTGATATGTTTCCATCCCATATCTTTTTCCGTTGTTGAACTTGACATCTTAATCACAGTAACCCCCACTACCCAGAACATAAATACCGGGGTTTACTGATTTACTTAACTGTAAAAATGTCATACCGAAATGAGTAAGAGACAGGGAGACTTCATCAACGCCACTGACACTGCCAAAATTTATTGATAAATCTCCCTCTTTTTTACTCGTGACCTGTCCACTTTCTCCGCTTGCCCTTGCCGTATCAGTGCTTAAAGACAGGTAATGTGCTGCTAAATAAGCCACGGCCATATCCGCCTTATCCCCGAAAAGACAGTTATTGACATTCAGCACCGCCAGTTCAAGAAACGTATCTCTGGCAGTGGCAGTGTCAAACTGTGGGGCTATAGCTGATAATATGGCCGTTGCACTCATTTAATTTTCCTCAATGTCTGATATATCGTATTCGTTTACATCGGTTTCAGAAAAAGAATCGTCACCGACTTTTTCAATCACACAATATCCACATTTCAGGGCATCGGAAAACTGTCTTTTAATTTCCCGTTCTCCTGATTCCGGGAATTGAAAACTACTATCCTTTTTCAAGTGAATAGTAGCTGTAATCTCCTCAGCGGAAACTTGCTTTTTACATTCGTGTTCTGCTGTCCATTTCAGGATAAGCATTACTTCTGACCTTCTTTGTTAATCTTTTCAATCTGGTTGGCAATAGCCGCCCTGATTTCATCACGGCCCTCTTCCTTTCTCCATGCTTCAAGAGTATCAATCATATATGTATCGTTCACGATTGACAGGGCTTTTTCAGCATCGAGTTCCGAGAGTTTGACCTCTTCTATAACTTCAACTTTCTTTTTTTCAGTTTTAACTTTACCAGCTTCGTCTTTTACTTCTTTTCCTTTTTTGTCCATGACAGGGACCTCAACCACTTCTTCTTTGACAGTTCCGACCTCTTCAAAAAATCCACGTTTGATATAGTCCTGCACCTGTTCATGTTTCCGTGCCTTATTCCAGTCAGCCTCAGATACTTCGTTATATCCGGGGAGAAACATGATATTCTTTTCAATTCTGCCGTCATCGCTTAACAGTGGAATGACCTTTACTCCTGCTTTTGGCTTTTTCCAGTTTATAATCATTTACAACGCTCCTTTTGTTTTTAGAATTTCCCCGGACTATTTCACAAGCCCGGAGAAATTGCAATTCTTTTTATATGCCGTCTATATACGCCACACTGGACGGATAATAAACAACCACACAACCGAACTCTGAATGACAGGCGGTTACATACTCCATGCCCACTGTGTCAGGGTCCATCTGTTCAAACATCTGCGGGATTTCCTGTACAAGATGGTCAGGATCTTTGACGTAACCCATCATTCTGTCTTTTCCAGAATCCCCAGCGCCATCAAGCTGGTCAAGGACATCAACCGATACACCGGGGTTATTGTCTCTGAAATAAGCGAGAATCGTTTTATTAGTATCGGTCATTCTCTTGCTGTTTACAAGCTCATACTGTGCACGGGGGAGAAGTATCTGAGTAATCTCTTCAACACCATTTGTCGGCACACTGACAGCGAGTTTAAGCGCTGTAAAGTCAGCTATAATCTCATCCGGTGTTTTCAGTGCCCAAGTATTTCCACCTGCTCCGGTTGTGAGAGTACCCTCAGTAATACCGGGATAATCTATAAAACCCGGGATATTGTAATCAGCATCTCCCAGCCATGCCAGCTTGTCCTCTTTCTCCTCATGTGCTCTTCTGGCTGCGTCTGCTCTCATTGTCGAGAGATTGACACCGGCCATCTGTGCCCGCCTGATTTCCACGATTGAATACCCGTAAGAAGAGCCTATGCCATAAACTTTAGCAGTGTTCTCCTCACCGTAAACATCGACACGGGGAAAATCATTTGCATAATCGGCTATGATTTTAGCCTGACCTATTTTACTGAAAGAACGCCATGTCACGAACTGAGAACCGGAGGGTACTTCAGTTGACACGGGGATAAACTGTTTAGCTTTCAGCATCCTGTATTTTTTATCATAAGTTTTGGACTTGATGTACTCAGTTTGACGTTTAAAAAACGCCTGTTCATTCGCATCAAGTCTGTTCATTGTTCCAGCCATTTATATTCCTCCTTTATTCCGCGAACTCATCGGCGTAAGTAGCCTCAGTTTGTCCATCTATTTTCACAAGTGCAAGAGCACCGGATGCAGCATTGCTCTTAAATCTGGCATTGACGGCAAGGCCAGAGCTTGCGAACTTAGTTATACCCGCACCTGAAGTAGCTACATAAGCCTCCTGATTTGCATCAACCGCAGCAGAAACAGGAACCCATATCTCACCATCGGCCATAACTGCCACAGGCTCATACTGTTCATAACCCTGATTAGCAGCAACACCGATTGACGGTGCTTTCTGAACAAACAGGGCCACACCGAGAAAGACCTGTGAACTTGAATAAGTCACTGCCCATGTTGGCTGAGTATCCCCCAGAGTTGTAACTGCAGTAACATCCCCTGTGGAAAAACTCTTTGTCTTTTTCTGAATGAGAATTGTTCTGCCGTTTGAGTCAGTTGTATCAAGTACGGCCGATACGCCATCGAGAGCGTCAATCTTTGCAAGAATCGCTGCCATTGTAGCGGCGTGACTTGTAGCGTAAACTGTAGCAGTAGTGGCAACTCCGTCAACTGTAACAATTGTTGAGTTAGCTGCAATAAGGTCCGCACTAACAACAATCTTTGCCACGTCGTTTTTATATGTGTAGACAGACTTGTCATTTCCTATGTGACCGAACACCGGATACCCGTAAGGAATCCCCCCTGATTCAGCACATACCCAGCCACCTTCTACACGGCCGGCAAGGCCATTTTTAAGACCGGCGATTGCGCCGTCCATATAATCATATGCACCCATTATTTAGCCTCCTTTTTATTCCAGGCATTCTGAGCTTCGGCAATCATATCCTGCCTTGCCTTTGCAGAATCCGGGGAGCCTTTGGAAGTTAGCGTATCTTTTGAAAGAAGTGAGTCTGTGTTTTCCTTGTTTTCTTTCATCTCTTCCAACTTCTCCAGAGCCACGTCGAATCTGGCATTGACATAGACCTCATCAGCACTATCGATTTTTTCAGCACTGCCGGGGAATAGAGTTTTAACAATTGCCTTTTTAACCGCAAGATCCACCATGTCGACATTATACTCAACACCGGCGACTGAGGCTGCACCCATG